TACGCTTTAGCTCTGATAGTGTCACTGGTGACGTTATAAAGGGTTTAAACACTAGTACCATATTCAGTGATACTCTACCAGTAGGCGCAACAGAATGCCAGGCTTACCAGCATGACGGAAAGTGTAACGGGTGCAGGGCATGTTATGATAAGACAGTGCCAGTGATTGCTTACAAGGCTCATGGTGTTAAGATGTCTAAAGTAATTAAGATTCTAGCGGTTAAGGGTTAACACCTATAGACAAGTAAAGTAATTTAAGATACAATAGAATCATCAACTAAACAAGGGAGCATATAAAATGTATACAGTATTTAAAACTACAGTAGATTGTGACAGGGCAATAGAACAGTACCAGATTAAAGAGCAAGCGATTGCTAGAATGGAATACTTAGCAATAAATAATATGGACGAGTACGCAACATGTTATTATGTAGAATCTGGTGATCTAGTTAAAATTTCAGAATGGGAGGTTTAATCATGATGGACTCATATCAAGCGATAGGACTAGCAGAAGGATTTATTGAAGCAGAATCAGAAGATCAAGTGATTGAAGCATGGCAATACTTGCACGATACCAGGATTGGATACGGATTACAGGGATTTTTTGGTAGAACATTAAACCAGTTACTAGATGAAGGGATTATATCATGAGTACATTTTACCCTATAATCAATATAGAATATAAGAATCGTAAACCAGGGAAGGCAGTAATTATGCGAACACTGGCAGAGTATTTGAAGCAAGGTGGAAAGTCTTTCGAGATTACATGGGGAGAGAACACTATAGAATTACAATGGCACGATAACAATAAACAATGGTATGGCATGGGCTGGATTAAGGGCATAGGTGGTGGAGATATTGCCAGTGAACTAAACCAGATACGTAAGCAAGCTATAGCAGAGATTAAAACCCTTAACTTATGGAACACTTAATATGGAATTCAATTTAAAAATTAACCTGGACAATGCAGCATATAAGGATGATTTATATTGGGAGCTAGGCAAAACAATAGACTATGTTGTCAGTGATATAGGACTAGGTTTAACGAAGGGTAAAGTGAGAGATACTAACGGCAATACTACAGGGCAATGGAGCATTGAAGAGGAGTGTGGAAAATGAATAGGTATGCTGATGGATATTACAATGATAGTTATTATGAACCTGAAGATGATGAAGACTTTGATGAAGAGATGGATGAACTAGATGATGCAGACGAACGAGTAGATGAAGATGATTGGGATCGTGATGAATGATGATGACGGATTTATTTATGTGTTGTTACTATTTGCATTGTTTTATATTGGACTACATGTTATAATGGCATACCTGGGAGGTAAACTATGACTAAGTTATATAAGTTTTTAGATGATAAGCAGAAGGTAGTAAGAATATTTAGTAATAAGGACGAGGCAGTAGGATTTAGTTTAGTAGACAGATCACTACGGATAGAGACAGTTAAAGTATTTAGACAGCAGAAGAGTAAAGATAACTACATTACAGCGTATAAACTATTAGGACAGGGGATTGTATGAGATGCTATTGTTGTGATAAAATATTAAGTGACTTTGAATCAACACGTAAGAGTGTTGCAACAAGGGACTACTTAGACATGTGTAATAAATGCTACTCAACAATCAAGGATGAACTACATAGTGAAGAACGATACGACTTATTTGACGGAGATGAAGAAGAACTGGAAGACAATAATAGTTTGTCTAATGATTTGGACTTTGGGGTTGACGTGGATCGCTAAGTATGTTATACTATCTACTAAGTAATACTAAGTAGTCTTAAGTAGTTTTATATTATTATTGTTTTCTATATAGTAAACTAAGAAGGAACTAAGAAGATGAGCTGCGTAAATTATGAGCAGGACCAGGAGGAAGGACACTATCACTTCGCACTAGGGGAGATTGTCTACTACATCAAACAGTATGGTATCGATGCAGTCATGACAGATATCTATGACTACCTGGAAGTACAACGTAAGGAAGAGCAATGCAAACTGAATCTAATTTCTTAAAGCATATTGAGTGTCCAAAGTGTGGATCTTCAGATGGAAATGCTTTATTTGATGATGGTCATACATTCTGTTATGTCTGTAAGGCTTACGAGAAAGCCCCAAGAGCCACGATAGAAGACTTAGAAGGGCTAGGTATTACCTCATTCAAACAAACTCAACCAGAGGGCTATAAACCAGTGCTAGAGGTATTCAAGAACACAGAAGCAGTACACGTAGTAGAACGTGGTATATCAGCAGCTACTATGCACCACTTTGGGGCAGGTTCTGATGGTAAGAATTACTACTTTCCGTATTGCGATGCAGCAGGTAAGGTAATTGCAGCAAAGATCAGGTCAGTACAGGCTAAGGACTTCTCTATTCAGGGTGACTGGAAGCATGCTACTTTGTTTGGACAGAACAAGTTCACACCAGGTGGTAAGGCAGTCACCATTACAGAAGGTGAGTTCGATACCCTTGCAGTCTATCAGTTGACAGGCTCTAGATTTCCAGTAGTATCAGTACGTAATGGAGCACAAGCAGCACTCAAGGATTGTCGCACCAGCTACGAGTACCTAGATTCTTTTGATAAGATTGTAATCTGTTTTGATAACGATGAACCAGGCAGGACAGCAGCTAACCAGGTAGCAGAACTCTTTGGTAGTAAAGCATTCATATTTAAACCTAAGCAGGATGGACTCAAGGATGCTTGTGATTACCTGGCTAAGGGATTGAACAAGGAGTTTGTTGATACGTGGTGGGACGCAGAGAAGTATGTACCTGATGGGATTGTCTCAGGCTCTAGCTTGTGGGATATAGTGAACCAACCAGTAGAGAAGGCTGATGTATTATATCCGTACAATGGAATCAATGATCTAACATACGGAATCCGTAGTGGAGAATTGGTGACAGTTACTGCAGGTTCAGGACTAGGTAAGTCTCAGTTCCTGCGTGAGATTGTGTGGCAGATTCTATCTAAGACAGAGGACAACATTGGTCTAATGTTCCTGGAAGAATCAGTAAAGAAAACTGCTAAGAGTTTGATGGCATTGTCTGCTAACAAACCTTTGCATTTACCTGATTGTGAAGTTACTGATGAGGAGTTAAGACATGCGTTTGATAGCACACTTGGTACTGATAGGTTGTTTCTTTTTGATCATTTCGGTAGTACTAGCGTTGATAACATTATCAATAGGGTTCGGTTCATGGCTAGGGGGCTGGGCTGCAAATATGTATTTGTAGATCACATCAGTATCATTGTGTCTGCACAGGAATCAGGTGATGAACGTAAGGCATTAGATGAGATCATGACCAAGCTACGTATGCTTGTGCAAGAGACTGGCATTGCATTGTTTGTAGTATCACACCTTAAGCGTCCTGATTCTAAGGGTCATGAAGAGGGTGCAGTCACGTCGTTAGCACAGCTACGTGGGTCAGGTAGTATCGCACAACTAAGTGACATGGTGATAGGTTTAGAGCGTAACGGACAGGCTGATGATCCTAGTGAACGTAACACTACCTATGTAAGGGTGCTGAAGAATCGATTCAGTGGTCTTACAGGGTTAGCATGCAGGTTGTTGTATAACAGAATGTCAGGACGTATGAATGAACTACCACCAGAGGAGAATAGTTTATGAAGAAGTTAGTGATTGCAATCTTAGCAATGATGGTGTATAATATTAGTATGGCATGCACCACTACAACAGTAATGATTAATGGAAAGGTGACTACATGTACAGTATGTCCAGGAACAGTGATCTGCAACTAATCAAGTGGCTGGGTACTACGTTATGTTTGATAGGTATAGCTTTGACTAGTTTTAATATCTATCCTGCTAACATAGTATTCGGTTTACTTGGTTCTACTTTGTGGACAATGGCAGGTATATTGCAGCGAGATGTACCTTTGATATTGGTAGAGCTAGTTGCTGCACTACTCTACTTAGTGGGGTTCATAAGCTACGTTGTGATAGGAATCAGTAAATGGATGTGAGCATGTTAAAGAAGCTGGCTATATTATGCGTAGGTGTTTGCATCGGATGGTATAGCAAGGGAATTTACCTTGATATTCAACAACTTACATGCTCTGACTACAGTACTAAGCACACGATGTGGAGAGGTTTCTTATCCACTAAGCATGGAGAAGTCAGATGTTTTTGGTTAGAAGAGAACTATCCCTGGAGGATTAGACAAGGACTAACAGAATGAGCTTTGACATTATTACTAAGGAAGGTATGAGAGTTACTCAATGGTTCACTTCAGTGGATGAATTGCTTAAGTCTATGTTGGATAACCCTAAAGATAGGTATTGGAGAAATGATTGATGGTATGGAAATGCCCACCACTACATCTTCCTAATTGGAATAACTTATGGAAGTGGAAGAAAGAAATCAAAGATGAAGATAGTACTAGACATAGAGACGAACAGCAGCCACGACAAGATATGGCTGGTAGTGACAAGGGACATTGAGACAGGAGCAGTAGTATCATGGAAACAAGCAAGTGGATTACAAAGGTATTTGGACAGTTGCGATTTGATTATCATGCACAACGGAATCGCATTCGACCTACCAGTACTACAGAAGAACTGGAGCGTTACGATGAAGCTGAGCCATGTGTACGACACGCTCGTAGCAAGTCGACTACTAAATCCAAGTCTCGAAGGGGGACATAGTTTAGCAGCATGGGGTCAGAGATTGGGTTTCCCAAAAGGAGACTTCAATGATTGGGATGGTGGACTTACTCCAGAGATGGAGACATACTGTATCCAAGATACCCTGGTAACACAGAAGTTGTATGATGTATTAACTAACGAACTGAAGTATAATAAATTTGAACAGAGGAGTATAGATCTTGAACACAAAGTCCAAGCGATTGTCGCAGCGCAAGAAAGAAACGGTTTTAAGTTGGATGAAAAGAAAGCTACAATCCTTTTATCTGAACTTACTAGTAAGCTGGCTGCTATTGAAGTTGAGATGCAGAGTATTTTCCCAACGAAAACAATTGAAAGAGTCTCAGAAAAAACAGGCAAGAGTCTCAAAGCCAAAACCGAAGTCTTCAACCCAGGCAGTCGCAAGCAAATCGGCGAACGTCTCATCGAGAAAGGCTGGAAGCCAGACAGGTTTACGGAAACAGGGCAACCAATCGTCGACGAAGGGACGCTCGAAGGTTTAGATATACCAGAAGCTAAAGCGATCAATGAATACCTCATGCTACAGAAGAGGATAGCTCAAATAGAATCGTGGCTGAAGGCATTAGGCAGTGATGGTAGGGTACATGGTAAGGTAATCACTAATGGTGCAGTCACAGGACGTATGACGCACATGCTACCTAACATGGCACAAGTACCTAACAGCAGTAGTCCTTATGGTGAGGACTGCAGGGATCTTTGGACAGTAGAGAAAGGATATAAGTTAGTAGGTATTGATGCTTCAGGACTGGAGTTAAGAATGCTTGCTCACTATATGAGAGATGATGAGTACACGAGTGAAGTCGTTTCAGGTGACATCCACACAGCAAACCAAAAAGCTGCTGGGCTTGACAACAGAAACCAAGCAAAGACCTTTATATATGCATTCCTCTATGGTGCAGGGGATGCCAAAATCGGGAAGATTGTTGGTGCTGGAGCGAAAGAAGGGCAAGAACTTAAGTCTCGTTTTCTTCAAAACACACCGTCGCTCAAGAAGCTTAGAGAGAAAGTTAGTAGTATCGCTAAGAACTCGGGAACGCTTCCAGGTCTTGATGGACGTAGGCTACAGGTTAGGTCTGACCATGCAGCACTTAACACATTACTCCAGAGTGCGGGTGCGATTGTTATGAAGCAAGCAGTTGTGTTGTTAGACGAATCACTTAGTAAGTTTGGAATAGACTACAAGTTTGTGGCTAACGTGCATGACGAATGGCAGATTGAAGTAGAGGAATCATACGCAGATATGGTAGGTAAGATAGGAGCACAGTCCATTGAGAACGCAGGTAAAGTATTAGAGATGCGTTGTCCTTTAGCTGGTGAATATAAAGTAGGTAACACATGGAAGGAAACACATTGATGGATGAGATCAAAGACGTTGTAGTACAGAAGTTACGCAAGGGAGAATCTTTCATGCAGATTAAACAAGAGTTGATGGAAGTAATCAATGAACTTAAATCAATGGAAGTTTACATCAGGGCAATCCAAGATGCAGATTTTGCACCATGACAGTTGAAGGAATTCCCAAGCATGTAGATCCAATGGTTATTATTGGTAACGATGAAGACTATCTTGTTGTATATACACATCTTAGTAACGAGATAGCTATTGAGTTATTAGAAAGATCCTTGGACGTATTACGTCAAGATGTAGGAACATTGACGAAGCATTAAAAGTATGGTATAATATATGTGTAGTAAAACTAAATAGGAGAAATACAAATGGAACAAACTAAACCTTTACCGATTCAAGCTGATCTTTTCTGGGCTGCTCTTGATGAGCCAAATAAACTCTCAGGAAAATACCAAGTAGACTTGAGTAATCTAAGTAAGGATGCTGTTAAGACTTTGATGGACATGGGTATCAACGTAAAGAACGATGCCAAGAAACCAGACCAAGGATTCTACATCACTGCTAAGAG